CTGGTTAAGGACGGCCCAGGACGCGACAAAGCCACATAAACTACTAATTGCTATCGTTACTAACTGTAGATCCACTTTCATTCTGTTTTTTAGTTTCTTCAGCTATAGCTGCGTTTGTTTCGCGCAGTTTAAGCTGTAAAAATTCAATGTTTGCCAGTAGGTCGTATGCCTGCGCTTTTAGTTCCTGTACGTTTGCCATTTTTTTAAAGTATTAGGGTTAAATTAAGTTGCTCGCAAATATACTGATAAGCCGCAAAATTTATATCGGGCGACTGGCCCCAGGCGTCGTATGCGGCTCCGCTTATTGACGTATTGCCCTGCGCTAGCGATTGTTTTTGCCGATCTTCGCCGCTGCCGGTTACGCTGCTTATTTGCCAGTAAAACTGCGCGTAGTCGCTAAGATTGTCGTTTACTATCGAAGCGTCAATATAGTTACCTTGCTTTGCTTCGCCACTTACCCAAATTGTTACGGGCTGAATTGAATATCCCATTTTATTTTTATTTTATTAGTTTAATTTAACCCAGGTAGCGCCGTCGTAGCCCCACCAGCCTGTAGTTGTTATCGTTACTCCGTTACCGTTGTTGGCATATACCATAAGGCCGGCCGCTGGTGTGCCTATTGCTTCGGCTTGCGCGCCGGTCATTACAGGCGGTAAAAAGCCTTTTGTAGTGCTTACTACTTGTAGTTGCGCGCTGGCGTTAATTGTTGTTGTAGCGCCTATACTAGTGCTACCGCTGGTTGTACCTAACAATGTATTTCCTACTACTGTTTCTATTGCACGAATATCGGCGCCAGTTGATGAAACAATTATAGGACTAAATAATAGTCCTCTAATTATACCAGAATAGGTGCCTGTTGTATTTATTCCTAGTGATATATTTAATCCAGTTACAGATAAAGTACCACTAGTCGGAGCAATTTGTTGTCCAGATATACTTTCTCCAACTCTAACAAATTGTATCGTTCCACCTGTAGCCGTTATATTACCACCTGATAAATCACCACCAGTAAACAATGATATAGCTGAATAATTAGTACCAGCACCACCCGGGCCACCGCTTAATCTTAAACCGCTTGTATTTGAACAAAGTACGCCACCTTGAGTAATTGAATTATTAAATGTTACTCTTCCATTTGTATTTGTTATTGTTAAATTTGTAGTATCGACCGTATTGCTAAATCTAGCTGTGCCGTTTACATCCAAACGAAAACCGGCGTCTGTAGTGGTGTTGATAAACAACTTACCAGCCAAATAATTATTATAGCCACTCTGGTCATATATACCCCAATTTCCATTTGCACTTGTATTAGATACATCATTTAACAAAATACCAATATTTGCAGTACCTCCAGCAGCTAAATACCCGATATTTATTCCGTTTTGTCTTGTTACCGTCCCCGAACCACTTTTGAAAACATCTACATAATTGTAACCAATATAACGTGATACAGTTCCTGTTCCAGTAGTTGCACCATTAACAGTATAACCTTGAATTGTCGACGTAGTTCCAGCACTAACATTAGGTACTGATTGATTTGCAATTATTGACTGAATAGTTGTAGAAGCATTTATTATATTTGCATTAGTTACAAGCGAAGATGAAGCATTTGCTGCCGTAAGAGTGTTAATATTGTAAAAACCGTATATTGTACCAGCAACAGAATTATTTACTGCTGTTGTTATATTGAAAGCTGCTTCTGCACCTGTTACAAGAGTGGGTGTAAATAATGACCTTGCATTAACTCTTAAGCCATAATTTGCTACCCCCGTAAAAGCCCCATTAGTAAACGTAGGGTTAATATCTAATCCTACTAAGATATCGTTATTGGCGGCTGCTACTAATGTACTGGTAATACGTTTACTTGCTGCCAGTGCGCCGCTGGCTGTTACGGTGTACGTTGAACTGTTACCAACGCCAGTTACAGCGCCGGTAAATAAAGCTTTCCCGGTAACTTGCAAACGCTCTCCGCTGTTTGTGGTAGATCCCAAAAGTAAGTTACCGTTAAAGTAATTTAGATCGCTTGCGCCCTCTTGATAGATCCCCCAGCGGTTAGTATAAGTAACCGTTCCAGTGCCGGCCGTTTGATCGTTAATTAGTAGGCCGTAATTGTTTGTGATATTGACAGCTGATCCGGTATTATCCGGGAAACATACCCGAAGACCTGCCAGGTGCGTTATCGTGCCTACAGCTGATCCGTTAAATGAATAAACGCTACTAAGGGACGACCAGGCGCGCACTGTAGATCCTTGCGTCATTGTAAGCGTGCCAGCGCCTGTAAAACTGATCCGGCTGTTGCCCTCTAGTCCTTGCCTAGTGCCGGCTGGCGTCGTTATATTGCCGCCTAGTGATAAATTCAAATAACTATTTACCGAATGTATGGCGTTAGGACTGGTAAAAGTAGTACCGCCCGGCACCGTTAAATTGTACGTAAATAGATTGCCTTGCGCCTGTCCAGTCGTGTAATTCTCTTGCGCTAAAAATTCAGTTTTATTTGTTGCTCCGTCCATTCGCAGCCCTGTTGTGCTAAGTACGGTATTAAATAACTCAAAATAATTCGTGCCGCCATTGTAAACATCGCCAATACGCCAAAGTCCTGTGCCGCTTCTTTGAAAAGCCAGTAAACTGTTAGCTGTTGCAGTAGTTGAATTTAGCTGCACCATTATTCCAGTGCCATGTACGTCTAGTTCGGCGCCTGGCGTGGCTGTATTGATCCCTAGCGATCCGGCTGTATTATCCCAAAAAAGATTAGCGCTGCTGCCGATTGTCTGCGATCCGGTAAAATAGGCCACTTGCGTAGCCGTACCGGTACCAGTTATTGTGCCAGCTCCAGGGCCGCCGATTAGATCCCAGGACGTACCATTATCCCTGTAAATCTCAAAAGTATCGGTACTAACAAAGAGCCGGCCTGTCTGTCCTGCGGCTGGCCTGTTAGCAAACGTATTACTATTGATAGACGGCGATCCAAGCTGATTAAGTATATTAAAATCTACAAACATTAAACGTATCGTTTAAGTATTACGGTCAACTGATTAACGCCGGCGCCGCTAAAATTAAAACTATACACTTTTACGTTAATCTCGTCGCGGTTGCCGGTTATATTCCACGACTGGTTAGGCGTAAGCAAAAAACCGTCCACGGTTACGTTGCTAGTGCCTTGATTGACGAATATAACGCTGTTAGCGTTCGTGTCCGTCTGGCCAGATTGCTGAAATATCTTTGTCTCTGTTATGAATTTTACACAGGCCATTATCTACAGTTTTTTTGATCTTTAGCATATTCCTGGCGCATAGTTGTTTCGTCAGGCAAAAAAGTCGTTTGATCCACAATGTTAGCCACCATTTGCCGGGCTGTGCTGGCTGCGCTTTCTGCGCTAGGTGCCGTCTTGCCGCTAACTTTTCTGCGCTTCATAAAGTAATAATATACTGCGGCTGCGGCTACTAGGTAAAGTATCGTTCCTTTTTTCATTGTTGTTTTTTTTATACCAGTACATTATCGCCAAAACCGGCCACGCGAATACCTTTAGAAAGCTGCTTTGTTACAGCCTTTGCCTGCGCCCTGGTTGCTGTCTTAGTCCTTACGGCTCTTTTTACAGCCGTGGCCCTGGCCTTTGCGCCAGGCTTCTTTGTAAATAAATTACTGATCAGCTTTGTGCCGATATCTACAGCCGTTTGCCTAGCTGGGGGCATATCTATAGGCGCCGCGAAATCTTGCTCCGTGATCCTTTCTGTCGGGCCTGCTTCAACGGTTACCCTGGGCCGTCTGCGAAACGCCATAAACGCTATAGCTGCGCCGGCGATCAGTAGTAAGGGCAATATATTTTTTTTCATCGTGCTGCTAATCTGTTTGTGTATGTTAATAATGTGCGCAGTTGGCTATCACTTAGGCCGTCCCAGGGCAATATACCGCCACCATTGGTTAAGAAAGTCAAAAGATCCTGCCGATAGCGCTGCTGAAATACATCGGCGACAAAAGATATCGCGGCCTTTGTTTTTAGCTGGCTAAAAGCAGCCATAACAGCGTTAAAGTCGTCTTGGAAAA